CATGAAAGCGAACCCACGATTGGATGGAGAAAGGTCCGAACATGCACAGACTAACAAAGACAAGCGAAGTTGGCAAGAAACACATGCTTATTGCAGCTGGTGCGCGCGACACTCGCATCAATGAAGCTGGGTCACAATACGACGGCATCACGATAGCCGAAATTGCCAAATTGGTTAGCGAACCGCAGGCGACAGAAAAGGCCGACGCAAAGTTTTTCATTCCGTCAACTTACCGCGAGCATGACGGCAGAAGCCACGCAGCCCAGCGAGAGCGCGGCGAGTATTGGATGCTGGCCATTGACGTTGACGAGGGTGATCCATCGCTGACGGAAGTGAAGACCGCCGTTGAGCGTGTCACAGGCAACGCATCCGCACTCATTTATTCGTCGTCCGGGGCCAGCGAAGATAACCGCAAGTGGCGCGCACTTATCCCGCTGTCAGAGCCGATCAGCGGTGAAGACTACGTTGATGCACAGCTCGCGCTCTTTGACTTGATGCAGCAGGAAGGCATCACATGCGACGCCGCACTCTCACGAACTGGTCAGCCAATCTACCTGCCAAACGTACCAGCTGAAAGAAGGGACCAGCTTGGCAACCCATCATTCTATCATGGCTTGCGCAACAGAGGCGACGGTCTGCTTATCCCAACCGAGAGCAAAATCTGGGCAAACCTAGAGTTCCGCCGGAAGAATGAAGCCATCGCAGCTGAACGTGCAGCCGCAGAGCGTCAGCTACGCGCACAGCAACGCGAAGAAAAGCGAAAAGATTTTGATGACGTTGATCCAGTTGCCGAGTTCAACCGTAGTAATACAATAGCTGACATGATGCTGCGCCACGGTTACGAAAAGCTGGGCCGGTCAGATAGCTACCGCTCACCCATGCAGACATCTGGCTCATACGCCACCAAAGATTTCGGCACGCATTGGGTCAGCCTGTCAGGCTCAGACAGAGCGGCAGGCATAGGCCAAACCAGCGCTGAGTTTTGCTGGGGTGATGCTTTCGATCTATACTGCTATTTCGAACATGATAACGATATGCGAGCCGCCGTGCGCACTTACGCCGCCGAGCTGCGGCCAAGCAAGTTTGATGAGGTCAACCAGCAGCTGCCGGAGCCAGATGACGGGCTGGATGACTTTGACACTATACCTGACCCTGAGATTAAGCCTGAGATCCAACCTGGGCCTGCACTCAAGCTCGAATGGCCAACTCCCGTCGGAACTATTGACGAAGCAAGTTTACCTCGCAGGCGGTGGATTTACGGGCATCACCACATTCGAGGCTTTGTTAGCGTCACGGCGTCTGCCGGGGGCATCGGCAAGACTTCTCTCACAATGGTTGAGGCGCTGGCGGTGGTGACGGGGCGGCCACTGCTGGGTGAGAAGGTGCATGAGTCAACAAATGTTTGGATCGTCAATTTGGAGGACGATATGACAGAAATGCAGATCAGGCTGGCCGCCGCCATGAAGCAACACAACGTCACGCACCCCGAAATCGCAGGCAAACTATTCATGGACGCCGAAGACACAATCGGCATCACGCTTGCTGCGGAAACAAGAGATGGCATTGAAACCAATGACGCCTTCCTGAGCCACATGCGAGACAAGATAAAGGCTAATAATATCGGCCTCGTGATAATCGACCCATTTATCTCGACGCACGAAGTCAATGAGAATTCCAATATGAGTGTGCAGAAGGTTGTCGCCATGCTGCGCCAGCTGGCTAGAGAGGCTGGCTGTGCCGTGCATGTGGTTCACCATGTGCGCAAAGGCAACGGAGAGGACGCCGACATTGACTCAGTACGCGGCGCAGGCTCACTGATCGGCGCAGCTAGAGCCGCCAGAGTTATAAACAAAGTTAAGTTTGAGGACGCAGTGGCGCTCGGTGTGCCAGAAGCCAGCGCGACGGGTGTGTTCCGGGTAGACGACGGCAAACACAATCTCAGCGCACCATTGCCAGCCGACAAAGCAATCTACCGCCGCATGGTTAGCACGCAGCTAGACAACGGAGAATATGTTGGCGTGGCCGTTGAGTTCAAGCTGCCCGATCAGTGGGCAGGCATGACAACCCGTGTGGTCAACAATATGCTAGACCTGATCGACAAAGGCCCAGAGGATGGCGAGAAGTATTCTATCAGGCCGCAGGACAAGCAACGCTGGGTCGGCGCAGTAATTACAAATTACAGGTTCTCAGACCTAGACCACACAAAGTCAGCAGGGCAGGCAAAGACAATCCTGCGCCAGTGGAATGACGAAGGCTTACTGGAGGAAATTGTCTATCACAGCCCAAGCCAACGCAGGGAGCGCAAAGGCATCGTGTCAACGGGCAGAGTTGGGGAGATGAGCTGATGATTAAGGCGTGCGAACATAAAGCGTGCTGTAATTTTTTCAGCATCACAAGCAATAGGCAGAAGCTCAAAAGGTTTTGCAGTATCATTTGCAAGCAGAGAAACTACGACACTACGTCAGAAACCCGCTTAACAAGTCGAAAGAAAAGGGCAAAGATAAGATGGCATACCGATCAGGATTATCGAAAAAGATATAACGAGTGGAAGCGCGCTCGTTATCACGCTATGACAGACGAAGAAAAAAAGGCTGCTAATAAAAAGCGAAATGATAAATATAAAGATTACAGACTAAATAGACATTACGAGAGAATGCGGTCTGACACTCACTATATGGTAAGGCAAAAAGTATCTGACCGCATACGCAAAGCATTGAAGGCTGGATACGGCAACAAAAGCAAAAGCTGCTTTCATTACATCGGCTGCTCTGTGCCACACTTACGCCAGCACTTAGAGCAACAATTCACAGACGGCATGACGTGGGAAAACTATGGCGAGTGGCACATAGATCACATTAAACCATGTGCAACATTTGATTTAACCTGCGAAGAACAGCAGCTCAAATGCTTCAACTACACAAACCTGCAACCATTGTGGGCGATTGATAACTTAAAAAAGGGAGCGAAGTACAATGAGACGTGAGTGGACAGGCAATTGGAGCGATTGCTTCTATAGATATGACGATAACGAGCAATTTAATAACGTGAAAATGTTTACAAGCATAGCCGCATATTTGGGCGACCTGTGTGGAGGCGAAGCGCCGCTGTACTGGCCAAACTACGAAAAAGCGCCGTGGCACCTTCAATGCGCAATCACGGTCAATGGAAGGCCAACGGAGATGAACTTCTGGCCACACAAAGCAAAGGCTCAGATCAGCTATCAAAAGGTGACTGAGGGGTGGATGGAAATCCATATGCTGATAAACTCAGTGTTCCTTGCCGACGATGACGAAGAGGATGATTTCGATGTTATCGAGTAGTGCGTCAGTGGGAAATTTCAGTGACGCATGTGTGACGCGCAGTGACGCATTGCTGAAATTCGGTCAATTTGTGGGTGATTCGGAAATCTCGCAAACCCCTTATTTATATAGTGCGTCAGTGGATTTGCTGAATTTTCCTACGGAAAATTTACCTCCAGTGACGCACTTTGTCAAGGCGCAGGTCTTAAAAAGAGTTCGCCAAAGCGAACACTCTCTTTTTTTGAGACGACCAGCAGCTCCACTGTCCCGCCTTCCTTCGCTGGCGCGAAGTCGGGCCAGAGGCGCAGCTTTGCGTCCTAACGCCAGCTGGCAGGGTTGGCAGAGTTTACGGGAGTTGGTCCACAATGGCTAAAAAAGCAAAACCAAAGTCGGATAAGGCGAAAGCGGCGATGGCTAATCGTGGCACGTTTGACAGCAAGCATACTGACTATGACAAGCCGATCCACTACAAGGTGGCAGCAGCGGTCGAGCCGTTTACCTTCGCGTCAGCAGCAGCGGCTAAGGTGTGGGGTGATACGCTGGTTAATTGTGTGCCGCCAGCATACGCGCTGCGCTATCGTGAGCTGAAGGGTGAGCTGGACGCAGCAATGGTCGCAGACGATTACACGTTGTGTGCGCAGCTGGCCACAAGCCTGATTAAAGCGCTCAAGATGATGAACGTGAAGGCAAGGCAGGATGGGCATGAGCCGCCAAAGGTTGACGGGCATATAGCCGAGTTTAAAGGGAAGATGTATTGTTTCCTCGCCAGCGGTGATCTAGCGGCTGTCCGGCGCAAGTATCCAACGTGGGCCGTGTATCATATCAGCGAGGTCTGCGCAGTCATGAGCGTGCGCACAGATGAAATGATGGCGGCTGTGACAAAAGAGTTTGCTGGGGCAAGAATTGTAGATGTCCGGGCGTTTGATGATGAGATTAACTTTGAACCGACAGGAGAGTGAGATGACGCAGAAGAATGTACGCACAGCGGTGCTTGAGGAAGCCATCGGGCTGATTAATGGGCCGCGACAAGCGCACTACGGTACGCCGCAGGAGAACTTTGGAGCAACGTCGCATATGTGGTCAGCATATCTGGGCGTAAAAGTATCGCCGGGCGACGTGTGTAGGCTCATGGCGCTCCTGAAGCTGGCAAGGCTTCGTAATGGGCCGCATCACGATAGCAGCTGCGATGGCGCTGCATACTTGGCGCTGGGCTGCGAGCTGGATGAGGGTATGCTTGACGTGCCAATGCAGCAGCCTTAACGTAAGCATCAGGCAGCGCATCCTCCCGCGCTGTCCAACTGACCCTCGACGGTTTCCATCCAGTTTGTCCGTCGGGGGTCTTTTTGTGAGAGGGCGCTGACATGTCTCACCGAATTAGAATGAGCCTCGACATAGCCTGCGAAGACGATGACGCTGCGGAGGCAGAGCTTACATGGTTGGCTGAATACGTTGAAGAGCGGCTTAATCATGGGGCCGACATGCAGCGCATTGTGCAGGCAATGGTAGAGGCTCTGGTTGAGCTTGGCGACGCTGGTGAGCTGATGGCTGGGATGAACGATACCATACACTGAGAGAGGCTGTGAGCGCGTGTCAGATGGTGTTGGAGTTATCTGCGACACTGGTTGGCAGCGACGCGCCGGGTGCGCTCGCTTAATTGAACGCTTGTTCAATTACAAGCCGGAATGTGGCGACAATGTGGCACAATGAGGTGCAATGATACCTCACAAAAGTCAACGCACTGTAATCATTGCATATTAAATTTAACATAATGCATATTATGCGTCTAAGCTGGCGAAATATGGCAAAACACCCCCCCCGGTCAGAAATCTAGCGGGGGGTGTGCGTGTGTAGTTTCCCGCACACACGCTTGCCCCCCCTGGCCCCCTCTTGCCAACCGATGCTCACTCAGAGTAAAATTTAAAAAAACGGGAGTTACCACAATGGCTGGGAAGGCTTTAC